CCCAAATATTATTCAGGTCTTTAATCCAGGCGTTGTAAGTCTTGGGACTACAAGTACACGGATATTTAACCTTGTGATTGAAATATTTAGCGTGTAATTGAACTAAGAGATCTATCTCTTTTTTTTCCAACCTATCTGATGTATTACTTCTGAACTTAGTCCAGTCTTTAAAGTCTTCACTTGACATCTTCACTTTTGCCATATCTATCTATTTTAAAATTATTCCAGTCTTCTCTTCTTTGTTCGCACCCACAATCTACACCCAGGATTTTACTAATGGTTTCTACTAACCACTTTATACCGGTATATTTTGTTATGTAAAATACTAAATCACCTAATCGCATATGTTCTTTTTTATTGTTCTTTTTACTTTTTGGATTGTTCGATAAATAGAGTAATAACTTATACCAGTCATTTCGCTGAGCTGTAGCATAGAAATATTCTCATTATAAACCAGGTCAAAAACTTTCTTGTCATACCAGTGTAATCTTTCTAAAACTTCTTTTAGATGAGCTTCTTTAATTTTAACATCTATTAACTCATAGATATAATCTTCAGAAAGTGAATTAGCCGGCTTTTCAGAGTGTTTCGTTCTTCTGCTAACCTTTCTAGTGTAATCATAAAATAAAGTCCTTAGAGTCTTAAAAACGAAATAATAATTAACTTCATCTTTGTTGTACATAATCTTAGTCTTGTCTTTATTCTTTTCAGACCAGCCGTGAATCTTTATGTACATATTTTGAACTATATCTTCAGCAGTCATTTTATCCAGGCCAAAACTCATTGTAATTTCAACCCAGGTATTATGCTTTGCTGCAAGTAGTTCTAGTATTTTCAAAAGGGTATTTCTTGATTTAATTTATGTTTCTGTGGCTTGAGTGGATTTATTCCGTTAATTTCAAAACCTACATTATTCTTTACAGACCTTAAACGAATAGGCTCATCCATTGGAGTAGGTCGGCCACCGGTATCTATGTCTTTGACCTTTCTAACGTGGATATGACTTTGCATCCAGTCTTGTGGGTGTTGTATGTATCTGTGTATAACCAGGAAATCATCTGCTCTGTTCACAAACTTACCTCCTCCTTCAACATCTGATGCCATAGGTGGAATAGGATGGCCAGCATAAAAATCTTCTTTAGGATGCCTCTTACGTAACGCCTCTGTACTTGCGTGTGTGTTAAGCCATATTGATACATTATTGTTTTTGCAAAACATCCTCATCCTGGATGTCGCTTCGTAATCGTATTCGTGAGAGCTTATACCTTTCAGTACTTCTCTGTTCTTTATAAGACTATTGTATGGGTCTAATAAAAAGCCACCATAATTCCAGGCAGCTTTAATATCTTGAGCTAATTTCAGGAGCTTATCAAAAGTGAATAAGTCTTCACAATTTACAAACTTAAAATGGTCGTTAATCCAGGCAGCTTGTTTCTTGTAAACTTCTTGTTCAATTTTATTTATCGGCTTCTGCTCCATAAACTCTATTAGCTTTTTTATAATACTATACGCTTCATTCTCTGAGCTAAAAACCAGCCAGCGTATTCCGTGTTTCATTGTGTATAAAAGCATCAGGTATAATACTACCGTGGTCTTTCCTACGTTTGCGTGACCTAAAATCACATTAAAATTACCAGGCTTGAATCTAAGGTGTTCGTCTATACCTTTGATGCCCAGGCCTAATCCCTCCTTAAATTTGCCAGTTCTGACATCATTAAGCTTGTTCATTGTTTGCTCGAAATTTATCAACATATGTTAGAGTTTTGTGCTTGAAATATAAAAAAAAATAATGGATAAAAAAAAAGGGAGCTTTTTTACGGCTCCCTCTATAGTTAAAATGGGACTATATCATTATCCCTATCAGGACTATGGTCTGATGATTTTACCTTTTGTGGTGTCCAGTCATCAAAGCTAGCATACATTTTATCAGGGTCTGATTTAGCCTTTAAAATATCTACATTAAGCCAGCCGTTATTGTTCTCAATATGAGCTTTCTTCTTAATAAGGAAATCAGCAAATTCTGCAGCTCTGAAACCCAGGCGTGCAACTACGAAATCCTTTGGTCCTTTCTTGACGATTATTCCGTCTACAAATTCTTTAGCCATTATTTTAAGTTTATAAAATCGATTAATAATTGAGCGTCACGGATAACCGTAGTAATATCGCTTTGCCCTCTCTGAGCGTGAAAATCAGCTGAAGCCTTAACCATACTCTGACGTATAATCAACTGCTCTCTGTTTGAGTTCGGAACGCTAGGTGCCGTTCTCCTTGCTGAATCTGTTTGCTGCTGCTGAGTGTAAACCAGCTTTGCAGTGTTGTACTTAGTATCTTTAATCTGATACTCTGCTTCATCTCCTACTACCTTTTTAAATTCGCCGGTAGCCAGGAATATTGGATTATCTCCGTTAGCGAATGTGACCTGGAATCGGTTAAACGTTTTTTGTCCGTTAGACCAGGTACCTTTGTTTTCAATGTGAGTGATTTTACTCGTTTTCATAAATCTGAGATTTAATGTTATTATTCAACACCTCGATATTAGCCTCGAGGTAGGCTACACGGCTTTCTAGCTCGTTTATCTTATCAGTCATCGCATCTATACGATACTGTTTTAATCTTAAAAGATCTTCTGTGTGTGTCATATCTAATTAGTTCTAAATATCCAGTAACTAAATTCTACACCACTACCTGACGCATCAGCAAAATCATATTCTTCTTCAGAGCCGTCATAACTATTAAAGTGATGTCCATAGCCGTCTGACCTCCTCAGATTCTCAGCCGTTTCTGCCCAGTCTATTTCTATCCACCAGTATTTATCTAAGTCTGTACCATTCAGGTAACAATCTGTAACCAGGTCTTTAACCGATTCAATGTGTATATCCTCTATGGCACTATCAGAAATAAAGCGATAAGATTCAGACCGGCCGTTATCAACATAAAAATCATCGTCATAATCAGCCAGTTTATCAAATAATTCTTGCCTAAAAACTTTACAATCTATATCCAGGACATCAGCAGTAAAGTCTATAACATCTTTGTATAATTGTATCTTGCTCATATCTTCAGTCCTTTAAGTTTACCAATAGCTTTCAGATAATCATCAGGCATAATCCAACCTTGCTTTCCGTTATACTTATCAAACCTATCAGTCTGTCTGTCTATCGCTTCTTGTTTTTTAGTGTAAATATAATCAACTAAATAACGAGCTTGTGACTGGTGCTCAGGTAGTCCTCCTATGTGCCAGTTTCGACAATGCATAATGGCTCTATCTGCGTTATAATATTTCCAGTCGTAGATAGTTAATACACCGGCACCGAAATCAATAATCCATTCGATAGAAACCTTTTCGCCCACCTCTTCTCTGTATGATGGCTCTCCGAATATTTCCTTAATGTCGTAATAATCAGCTTGCACAAATTCACGTAGCGATGTGCCGTTCGCTTTACCATAGGACTCTTCATCCCTAAGTATTTTAAAATCGTTCATAATGTAAAAATTTAAATGTTAATAATGACGCAAAGTTATGAACAAATATTGAAAAAAACAAATAGAGGTAAAAACTTGAAAGGATCTAAACACAAAAAAACCAGGCATAAAGCCTGGCTCTCTCTAACATTTAAGATTTACGAACAATCAATCTCAATGCAAATATAATCATTTTTTTAACTTTACCAAACGAGCCTCAAAATAATCTATTATATCTTGTATATCGTGCTGGCTCAATTTAATAGTCTGACGTGATTTAAAGTGCAGCTCTTCAGCTTTACCCTCTCCGTATAACTTATCCAGGTGCACGCTAAAAAGGAACTGCTCTCCGTGTCTAAAAATATTACATCCCTTACATTGTACTTGGCAATTATCTTCGTCCCAGCGTGTGTTGTAGTGTTTACGACTCATAAAATGACCACAATCTTGCGACTTCCATTGGTCTACTTTTCCACAAGTAAAACAAGCTACATAGCCATTGCTATCAGCATTTCTAGTCCGTATGTATTGCGAGAATACTTTATCGGCCTTAGCTATTAATTTACTACGCTTGGATTTAGGCATTAGATTGCGTTGTCTAGTATTTCAATCATATGCCTTATCTCACTACGTTCAAACTTACCCTCGATAGTAGCGTTATAAGTCTTAAATTCGATATGATACATATGCTTTTCTGCATCATTTTTCTTCTCTACTTTTCCTAAATTTTTGATTTTCAAATTAAATTTCATAAAAATATGCTATTATTATAATTATTATTATTATTATATTATTACTAAACATTAGCTAAGGCTTAGTCCTGAGCTAAGGACTTAGTCCTGAGTTAATACTTAGCCTTATGATAAGGCCAGGAATCTCAGAAATTACTATGTAAAGTTATGAAAAATCTTTGAACACGCAAATGACCTACTTAGAGATGGCTTTGTACTTCTCTATGCCACGGCTTCCGAAATAGGCTACATAGGTGGTTACCAGTAAGGTCTTGAGCAGCTCAATCCATTCGACATCAATAGCAAATGCGTTGCCGGTAGAGTCCAGCACTACGAATAATGAGGTAACAAAAGTGAGGTATAATAAAACTAAAGGCCGTGTATTTTTTGAAAGCCAGGAATCTGAAATCATATCATTAGACCATCGTTCAGTAACACCTCGCATCTCTTCTAAGTCCATTTCAAGCAGTTTTAAGGCAGTTTCTTTATCTTGTGGTGGCAAAGTATCGTCTGAGTGTATAAGATTCTTTAAAATACCTAAAAACCCTTCATCAGGTAAAGCATTTCCAAGTTTACTAAATAAGCCTTTTTTACCTACTAAAAACTTACCTACTTTTGTGTCTTTAAATTTCTTTTTCATACTCCCAGGTTAATCGTAACATAATGAATATTAAGTAAATATTAAGTTCGTAGAAATCTTCTTGCTCGTCAGGTGTATAATACGCCCAGCCTAAAAGAGGTCCTATCTTAAATCTTTCAGATAAACTAATTTCTAAAATTCTCATATTAAAATCTCAAGCTAATGTTTTCGTATTCTGTTTTAGCATCGAAACTTGGACAGTCTTTAGAACTAAAATCTCTATGTCCGTAAACAACCCCTCCGTAGGTGTCGTGTAGTTGGCATAAGAGATCTACTAAAGCTTCTCTTTGAAGTTCGTTTCTAGTATCTTTAAATTTAGTATTATCAGCATTCATACCACCGGCATATGCTATACCTATCGAGTCCCAGTTATGGCCTTTAGTATGTGCACCGGTACGCTCAATCGGTCTGCATTCGTGTACTTCTCCGGCCAGGTCAATAAAGAAATGATAACCAATATCAGACCAGCCTCGCTCTTTGACGTGCCAGGTGTATAAGTCTTTTTTTGTAACATCTCTACCCTCAGGTGTAGCCGTACAATGGATTATAATTTTATTTATCTTTCTCAAGAGTTAATTACATTTTATGTGAGTCGTAGTCTAATCCGTAGAAAGAATGAACTCCGTTACCCTCGATGTCTATAGCGTAAGTTTTCCAGCCATAAGGATGGTCAACCTCTCCGTCTTCATCTGTAATATCTGCATCATCCCAACATACGTCAATATGCCAACCTTTTGAGAATACTGGAGCATTTACTTCCTCTCCTTCCTCGTCATATTCTCCTTGTTCAAGAACAATATTTCCTAGTTGTACAATAGTACTTTTGTGAGTTGGATATTCGTTTCCATCTTCATCAGTTGCAGTTCCAAGAGCATCAATTTTACTTTGTGCTTGTTCTCTTGAATCAAATTCGTATTTTGCTATTCTCATTACTTATTTATTTTATTATTTACTCTTGTTGTTATTATAGATGTAATTGTTACACTTGTGTTAATGCTGCTAATTCTGAATCGCTTAATGCAGTGTTGTAAACTCTTACGTCTTTTACGTTTCCGATAAATTTAGCAGATGTTCCGTTTGATGATGCAAAATTTAAAGTATCTAAAGTTCCACTTGAAAAATTTAATCCACTAAAAGAATACCCCACACCATTTATGTATAATTTACAACCACTTGCACTATATTTAAAGGCAAGTTTATTATTGTTGGTTTGTGTGATTGTTTGTACTGTATTAAATGATGATGAGCCATTTTCAATAATCGCATAAAGTCTATTTGCTGTAAAAAATTCAAAAAACAATCTATTAGAACTACCATCACTTAAAGATATAATTGCACTGCTTGTCGCAGGAGATAAAAGACTTACCTCTGCATACAATACACCCTCTGTTGAGTTTATTACTTGCTCATTAGCACCATTGTTACAACTATCAGCCAACCTCGTTACTGTACTACCTTGTGTGTTTATCAGCGATGTGCTATAACTTCCTTGTTCAAACATTGCTCCATACATTAAAAATTGTTTTGTATCACTTCCAATAACCCTTATTAAATTTGATGGAGAGGTAGGTGTAATAGATGAACTTGTTGTTACATAAACTACAACTCTATACCATCCATTTCCAAAATTAATTACATTTGATGTACAGTTATTTACGGTTGATGCAATGACACTATTCTCTCTGACTTCAAATAAAGCATTCCAAGAAACACCCCCATCATCGACTGGTGTAGCACCCCAATCATTATAATTATTAGACTCATATCTTAAATCTAAATCATCTCCATTATGCTTTACAAAAAAAGATAAACTATAAGTTGTTGAGGTTGATAAACTTGCTGACCAAAATAAACTAACGAATTGGTCAGAACTACTTGTTTTAGTGATTTTACTTGCATTTAAAGTACCATCTGGACTTAAAGAATTATTACTTGTAACATTGCCACCAAAACTAAATAAATTACTTTGAGTATAAAAATTACTCCTACTCGGCTCTAACAAAAAAGCACCTTGTGTATTACCTAAAAAATCTATTCTTGGTTCTCCACTACCTACCTCTTCAATTAAACCATCTTTATTTATAACAGTAGCCTTTGATGCTCTACTAAAATCAAATGGCAGAGGTTTAAAGTTCCCATTCTCGTCATTATAAGCTAACGCAGAGCCTTCTTTTGTTGCCCAATTTCCGTTCCCAAATTTTAAAGTATTTGCCATATTTATTTTATTGAATATTGTTGTGCTTGTGCCATATCTGTAAAAGATGTCCAAGACGTTAGTTGTTCTAGTTCTATATCTGTTAATGCTGAATCGTAGTATTGTATTTGTTTAGTTTTTCCGTAGAAATTCTCTGAATTATTTGGAGCATTAAAACTTAATATTGTTGGTTGTACTTGTAAATCTCCTACTGTTGTATTAGTATCTATTTTAAATCCGTTTAACCAAAAATTATTATTATCAGTGTTATAAGATATTGCTATTTTATTGTTTAATGTTAAATTGTAAATATATTGCGAGTTCCAACTACCAGTTGAATTTCTTTTATACGCAAACAATTTAGATGTACTACTAAATCCTACCCCTATTCTATTTAACATATCATTCCCCATCTGGATACTATGATAAGATGTTGTTATATCTGTAAATCCTTTTATCTCTGCCATCAAAACTCCTTCTGAATCGTTAAACGTAGCTGCATCTCCAGAGCCATTAGCAGTTTCTGCATTACGAGTTACTGTGCTTCCGTTGGTAGGGATGTAGGATGTAGGATAGGAACCATCTTCAACTTGCGCTCCGTAAATCAATACATCAGCAGTATTTGATAATCCAGTAACATTAATCTCTCTTAAGCCAACAGATAATCCAGTAGTTGTAGCGGATATGGTTTTAAAAACATCAAATCTTTGCCATTCACTTGTTACTCTTATTTTTTTTAAGTTTGTACCACTTGCATCAGAAGAACCATAAAGAACTAAATCATATTCTTCGCTTGTGTTTGATTTCAAATATATATTTTTATTTGTTGTCAAACCAGAAGTTACAGTTAAAGAATCAAAAAGAATAGACATATTTCCAGACCCAGTTCCAGTACCTTTGTCAAACTGCAATCTTGAAGCGTTTAGTGTTCCATCTGGAGAAATAGCATAATTAGATGTTAGTATTGGAGCAACTCCAGTTCCAGCTCCATATTTAGACCAGTTTGAAACACTAAAATCTTCACTATAAGGTAATAAATTAGTTCTAGCTGGTTCTAAAATATGATGTGGACATCCTACAACTTTACCATCAATCATTGGATAGTTTAATCTTGATTGTCCGTTTGAAACTTCTTCTATTAGTCCTTGTGAGTTTATTCTTGTTGCTTTACCACTTCTGCTAAAGTCAAAATCTCCTACACCACTTGATGGTAGTACAGAAAACAACTTTGAGCCTTGTGCAGCTGGTATTAATGCTAATTTTGGTTTTGCCATTGTTTAATTATTTAAGTCTTGTATTCCTATTCTATGTATTGAATCTGCTAAACACTTAACTGCTTCAACTTCTTGTCTATCATTCATATTAAACTGACCTTGTATCATTTCAGTTGATGTTCCAATAGAAGATGCAGTATCTATTGTGTTACCCCACCAAGAACTATCGTATATTTCGTTTGCCATTATCTTTTTCTTTTTTTGTTAAGTATTTCTTTAACTTTACAATGTTATGTTTCTTTGGTTTATATCTACCCATTACAATACCCAATTACTTGAATTTACATCTTTGTCTGGATATACATCAGAATCTGTATTACTTGTATATTCTGGAAATAAAGTACTATTAAAACAAATGTAATCTACAAATCTTCTTGTATAATATTCTGCAAAATCTCTTTGTTTTTGTACTAAAAAATCAACTTCATCTTTTGTTGCACTTTCAGAATTTTCTGATGTGTGTTTAAATACACCACCATTCTTTACTTGATATGCTGCAAATGGTAAATAATCAACCATAGCATAATGAATCAACATAGGTTGTATGTAATCTGTAACTAAAGATAAATAATTACCAGTTAAACTATCTGCAATTATATCTGCTGATATTTTATCATACAACTTACTTCCTAAATAGTTTTGTATGTGTATCTCTTGTGCTATCTTAATAAATTGTATGAATTTATCTGTATCAACGTTACCATCAACAATACTATTCTTTACTAAATCTGTTCTACTTATGAATAATGCAGTTGCCATTTATTATCTCTTTTTATTTACAAATCCGTTATTTGGCATATCCGTTGGTCTTTTTGCAACTTCTTTAGCATTTACCTCTGGTTTAAAACCCTCTTTTTTAGCTTTATTTACACTTACTTCTGCATTTGGATTACCAACATCTGGTCTTGTTTTAGCAGTTTTTGCTTTGTAAGTCTTTCTCATCCAAAAATGATGACAATCTCCACCACCTTTATAAAGCCATATATCATAAGTATCAGCACCATTTAATCCCCAACCAGCATTAACTGCTCTTTGGCTCATTTGCTGAATATCTTCTTTTCTGTATATCTTTTTTGCTGCAACCATTTTTGAACAAAACTCTCTACTGTTATTACTTGTTCTTAAAGGTGCATATTGATATCTTACTTTGAATTGTACTCCTTCTTCATTTTCTCCATCTTGTTCACTTTTTGCATTTGGTCTAGCAGTTCCAGTTGTTGCTAAATTCCAAACTTTTGACAATACAGATAATTTAGGATTGTTTAATTTATTTAATTCTTCGTCTAATTCATCTTCTTGATCATAATCAACTTTTCTTTCATCAATCAATTCCCAATTTTCTAAATCTTCATCTTCTCCAAATTCTTCTAAATCAGAAAATACCTTTGACATCTTAACACCAGTTTCCTCTTCTCTTGTTTCTTCGTCTTTTACATTATCTAAATCCAAGAATTGTAATGGTTGTAACGTCTTAAAGTATAGGTTTAAGGCAATATTATTAAAAGAAAGTATTTTATCAAATGCATCAGTTAAAAGTTCTTGAAAAGGCACTATAACTGTGTTATGCATTAATATAGATGCAGTTTGTAACTCGTCTGCATTATTACCAAGTCCGCTTGAATCTTTTATACCTAATAACATAGGAGATACAATTCTGTGAGATACCATTATCTTCTTTTGTGATTCGTCACTTAAAAATTGGTATTGGTTATGTGCATCACTTAATTGTACTGGTGTAATATCAGCTTGTGATTCTTTGTCATCGTTAAAAGCAAGTATAAATTTACCAGCATTTGAACTACCTTGAAATTTAGCTTGTATCTTACTTTCTATTAATGATTGTTTTTCTTCGTCTGGTACTCCGTTGTTAAAGTTGATTAACATTGATGGAGCAAGACCATTCATTATATTGTTTAAATGATAGTTACTTATTTCTTCTTCTAACTCTGCATATTGTAAACCACCTTGATAATCTGGTGTACTATAATAATACATACCAGCAACATAAGGTTTAACATATAATATCTCAATTGGTTGAGGTGTACTTGAAACACCAAAAGCTGGTATTCTTAATGGTTTATCACTTGGCTTTATATTTGCCCAGTCTGGATGATAGTAATACGCTTGTACTTGTTTATCTCCTTCTCCACATTTCTCTGCTCTTAACGTTTCTATTGGCAAGTGTTCTACTTTAGCAATAGATTGTTTATCTTTTGAATAAATTACTTGTATTGCACATTGTCCAGTTAATTTTAAATCGTATGATAATTGTCTAACAACATCTT